CGCTCGATCGCGGCCTCCAGCCACGCCAGCGGGATCACGCTGTCCTCGTCGCTCGCGTGGAACTCCCCAAGGACCCGGTTGTGGTAGATCGCGGAGTCCGCGCCCCACTGGCGGGCTCGCTGGTCCGCCCACTGGCGCGAGATCCGGCCGCTGGCCACGGCCTCCTCCAGCGTGACGTGGCGGACCCACCAGTCCTCATACCCGGGCGCGCGCCGGTGGATGTCGTAGAACCGGCCCGAGGGCGGCCCCGGCGTGCTCATGGCGAAGGCGTAGGCGTTCGCGGCCGTGTCCGAGCCAGCGCCGGAGAACGCGCCCTCGATCGAGTCCCAGGTGGCGGGCGGGACGATCTTGGCCTCATCCAGGAGGTACAACAGCTCGTCCGCGTGCGCGCCCTCGATCCGCTCGGGCTGGTTGCTCGCCACGGCCGTGGCGGCCCCGTGGTTCAGCTTCAGCCGGAGGTCCAGGAGTTCGGTCCGGGGGTTGTACGGCGCGCGGCCCAGGGTCTCGAAGTCGATCCGGTCCGCCCACTTGTGGATCTCCGGCCAGAGGTAGACCTCCAGGTGACGCCACGCGCTGGCGGTCGTGATGATCTTCCAGTCCAGCCCGGCGAGGTCCCGCGTGGTGGCGAACCAGTTCACCAGGATGGCCCCCTTGAACGACTTGCCCAGGCCGTGCGGGCCACGTACGGCCACGCGACGGCGCACGGGGAGGGCGTCCAGGACTTCCGCCTGGTACGGCGCGAGCGCCACGCCGGGAAGGCAGTCATGAGCCCAGGCCACCGGCGAGTGCATCCACCGCGCGAGCCGGGTCCGGCTGAGCACCTTGGAGGCCAGGTCCACGATCATGAGGAGCTGTTCCCGCCGGTCATCGCGTCCATGTCGATGGCCCCGAGGTGGGCCTGGATCAGCGCCGGGACCTTGGCCTCCTGGGCGGGGGTCAGCTCCAGCCCGGCCAAGATGAGCGTGATCCGCCCGGCCACGATGTCCCCCCAGCGCTCGGCCAGGCTGGTCAGCCGCTCGCTGATACCCATGTCGTGCGCGGTCTTGGCGTACTTGACCACGCGGTCCCGCTCGGCGGCCTCCAGGGCTACCAGCGCGCGGATCTCCTCGCTGACCGCGTAGATCGTCCCGTCCTTGCCAGCCGCGCCGTACCGGTACCCGATCAGGCCCGAGGACTGGGGCTCGGCCTCGGGGTCGAATCCTTCGCGGTCCGGCTCCGGCGGAGCCTCGGTCACGACCTGTTGCCGCAACAGCTCCCCGTACGCGGCGGCCCGGAGCCACGTCATCTGAAGCATCCCGAGCACGGCCATCCCGGGCTCCAGCCGCCCGCCATCGGCGGGCCGCCCTATCGCGGTCCAGGCCGTAATCCGTGCCTCCCCCTTGGCCCTCATCACGTCCAGCCGGGCTCCGCCGTGGGTCTTGCATGAGTCGGTGCCCCGGACGGCCGAGGCGTGGCACTGGCCCCCGCCCTGGCGGACGCTACGGCGCTTGGTGCATTCCAGCCGGTCCCCGTGCTCCGGGCACACGCGCGCTCCGCCGGGGTTGTTCTCCGCGTTGACCTTCACGCGGTTGTGCGCGTGGGATGCGTCAGCCATGCCGCCACCTTATCCCAGGGTCGGGGGGCATCTCGACGTAGACGCCATGACAGTGAAGTGTCAGGGTCCAGTATGCACCGAGGCCCGGCCAGGGGACGGGGAGGTCAACCTGGCCGGGCCTCGGGCTGGGCGGCCCCCACTTCCCGGGTCAAGGGGCCGCGTGCTCGGAGATCAGTTCGGGGGCACCACGGCCGACACCTTGCAGTCTCCGAACGCCTGGGTGATCATCATGTCGATGGGGACCTTCTTCCCGTTCCGCATGACGTAGATCGTGCAGAGGAGCGTACTCGGGCCGGTGATGTGCTCCACGCTCATGTTCACGACCTGGCCCGGATCGGCCTGGGTGCATTCCGAGAAGATCCCCCAGGTGCCCTCTCGCGGACCCTTCTGGCGGCGCGGCGTGGCCCACTTGTACCTCAGCTCGCGCTTGGGCTCGCTGACGAAATCGAAGCACACCGTACGGGCGTTGCGGTTGCGCTCGTCCTGGCCAGGGTCGCGCCGGGGCGGGTTGACCTCGGGCTCCTCCTTGGCGTCCTTCTTGCACTGGGGCCACTTGTCGCCCATCTGGCACGCCTCGTACTCGGCCTTGTCCAGCTTGATCCAGTCCGAGGTCTTGGGCCGCTCGGTCCCGTCGTCCACCTCGCTCCGGTACCGGATCTCGTACTGGCCCTCGGCCTTGTTGTACCGCCGGTCACACACGGTCGCCGGAGTACATCCGGCCAGGGCCAGCGCCCCGACCAAAAGCACGGCCAGACCGGCGGCTCGTCTCGTCCTCGTCATGGCTTCCTTCCCAGCTCCGGGGGCCTGCCCCCCGTTCCCCTGATACTTTACAGGACTGACTGTTAGGTATCAACCCCGGGGAGGCGACAGGCCCCCGGCCCCCGTCAGCTCCGGAACGTGGTCCGGCGGCGGCGGGCCAGCGTCACCAGGAGCCCGCCGGAGCCCAGCGCGAACGCACCGGCCAGGACGAACATCAGCGGCGTGGAGCCGGTCACCGGCAGGGTCGGCACCGGCGCGGCGCTCTCGGTCGGCTCCGGCGTGGCCGTGCCGCCGGGGTCCGGCGTCGCGGTCTGGGTCGGCTGGGCCGTGGGCGTGGCGGTCACCGTGGGCTCGGGCTCCGGGCAGGCCGTGAACCAGACCGGCCGCCCGTCGATCTCCATGTCCGAGAACGTCACGGAGCCCTTGGCGCTGTTGCTCGCGTCGTACACCACGGCCAGCGTGCCCAGCTCCTTCCCGGCCGGGATCTGGAACACGAGGTTCCCGCCGGTCTCGTTGGTGGCCACCGCGCCGCCGCTGTTGCCGTAGTCCACGGCGGTCAGCGTGTCAGCGTTCTGGGCCGCGTACCCGAACATCCGCACGGCACCGGCGGACACGCTGGCCCCGTCCGCCAGCTCGTACTTCACCTTGACGTGGATCTCGTCCCCCTCGGGGGCCTGGATCATCAGGCCCTTGGTGACGAACTCCACGCCCGGGTCCACCAGCGGCTCCTCGCCCTCGGCGGCCTCGGGCTTGACCAGCTTGGCCGAGGTCTTGGTGACTGAGGAGCCGTCCGGGGCTCCTCCCCAGACCACGGCCGGGTACTTGCCGGTGGCACCGCGCATCGTCCAGGTGGCACACACCGGCTCGTTCTGGGTCTCCGTGGCGGCGGCCGGGGCCGCGAGCGCCACCAGCCCGGCGGCCAGCGCCAGGCCGAGTCCGGCGAGCGCGGCGGCCAGTCGGGTCTTCATCAGGGTCTTCCCTCCGTCGATGGGTTGAACAGCGGCGAACCTTACAGCATTGCCGGGGAGGTGGTCAACCGGGCAGCGACGCGAACGCGGCCAGGCTGATCACGATCAGCGCCGCGCCCACGGCCACGGTCACCACGGCCCACGTCGGCACGCCGCGCCGGGAGCGCTCTCGCGCGGCCCCCGGCGGCGGCCCAGGGCTGTCCCAGGGCCGCTCATACGCCCCGGGCCGGACCGGAGGGTCCGGCGGCGCTCCCCAGCGGCTGAAGGTCTCCCAGGGCTCGCGGCCCGGCAACGGGCCGCCGGAGTACACCGGGGCCTGTCCCGGCTCGAACTCGCGCTCGGTCTTCATGGTCTCCCCACGATTGATATTGAACTGTCAAGGTTGACGGGGGCCGGTCAGCGTTGACCGGCCCCCAGCTCCGGGGCCAGGTTCAGCCCTTCTCGTAGCACTTGCTCCAGTCGGTTCCCGGGCGGCTCACGTCCGCCAGGATCGGCACGCCGCGCCACTCGAACGAGAGCGCGTCCACCACGGCCCGGCCGATCTCTACATGGTCCGCCTCGGGGACGGACAGCACGATCTCATCGTGGATCTGAGCGCGGAGCATCGGCAGGATGGCGGCCGGGAGCCGGAGGAGCCCGGTCATCATGATGTCCCGGGCCGCGCCCTGACCCATCAGCGCCGGTCCCTGGGTGTGCGCCCGGTGCGGGTCCGGCCGCATCCGGCGTCCGAACCCGTTGTCCAGGAGCGCGCCGCTCTCGGCCAGCGCCCGAACCTCGCCCTGCCACTCCACCAGCCGGGGAAAGCGTTCGTGCATCGACCGATCGAACTGGCGGACCAGCGCCGGGTCCAGGTCGTTGGACTCGCTGATGGCCTTGATCCCCCGGCCGTAGTTCCAGCCGTGACCGATCGGCTTGGCCACCTCGCGGAGCGCCGGGTCACCGAACAACAGCCGCGCGATCTCGGCGTGGGGGTCCTCGTGACCCAGCATCTCGATATACCCGTGGTCCTGGCTCAATCCGGCCACGGCCCGCATGTCCACCTGGGAGAGGTCCACCGAGATCAGCACGTCCCCGGGGTCCGGGAGGAGGACCGCGCGCTCTACGTGCCGCCCGCCCCGCTTGCCCAGCACGGTCAGGCCCGGCGAGGTGACGGACCAGCGGCCGGTGGCCTGGGCGAAGCTGATCCGGGGGTGAACCCGGCCGTCCGGCCCGGTGTGGTCCGAGATGGTCTGGTAGACCGAGCGCGCGCCCACGATCCGGTACACGTTCTTAGCGATCTCGCGGACCTGGGGGAGGTGGGCGTACTCCCTGGCCAGGTGCTTCATGTGCTCGCCCGAGGTGTCCAGATCCTGGCTCTTGCCGGTGCGCCAGAGCGAGGTGGCCCCGGCCGCCCGGAGCGCGGCCTCCAGGGCCTCCTTGCCGCCCTTGCTCGCCAGGGGGCTCTTGTACGGCTTGCCCTTGGCGTCCGCGAGCGGAACCCCGGCGTGCTCGGCCAGCCACGTCAGCGCGAGACGCTTCCTCTCGTCCACCTCGGCCACGCGCTCCGCGAGGAGCACCGGGTCCACCCGGAACCCGTTGTGGCTGATCTGGGCGGCCAGAGCCGCTACGCGGTGCTCTCGCGCCAGGTACTCCGGCACCGTGCCGCCCAGCTCCGCCAGGAGCGCGCGGTACAGCCCCCGGCTCAGCTCGGTGTCCTGGACCATGTACCGGACGAACTCGGCCGCGTCGGCCGCGCGCCCGGGGTCCGGGTCGTCCGGGTCCACCGGGATCAGGCCCCAGCCCCCGTACTTCTTGGCCAGGGCCTTGGACACGTCGGTCAGCTTCTCGCCCAGCCCGTACGCCTGGCCCAGCGCGCCCAGGTCGTACTTCCTGGTGGCGTCCACGCCCTTGTCCCGGGCCATCGGCGGGTCCAGGTAGCGCGCGGCGAGGATCGCATCGAACAGCCGCCCATCGGCCGCGAGCTGGTGGACCTCGGTCATGGTCAGCACGCCCTCGCGGACCAGCGCGGGGAGGTCGAACGCCATGATGTTGTGCCCGGTGATCGTGTGGGCCTGGCGGATGTTGCTCGCCACGTCCTCGGCCACCTCCGGCCCGCCGAACGCGGCCACCTCGCGGCCGTCGTGCGCCACCGCGCCGATCCGCACGTACCCCGGGCCGGAGCGGTACAGCTCGTCCGAGTCGCCGGTCTCCAGGTCGAACGCGGCCAGGTCTACCAGCGGCCCACCGGCCAGGAGTTCCAGCGCCGGGCGGCTCTCCTCGGTGATCTCGAACTCCCTGGTCAGCTCCAGCTCGTCCACAGCCCCGTCCACAGGCTGGGGATAGGCGTCCGTCTCTCCCCCGGTCAGGTCCGACTCATCGGCTCCCCGGGCCTCGGCGTGCTCGTTGTACGGGGCGGGCTCCGGGTCCGGGATTGACGTGTCAGTGTCAACCGGCCCCGGCGTCGGCTCGGGCTCCGGGTTGCCCTCGGTCGGCCCGTCCTCGCCCTCCTCGAACACAGCCCACACGCTCACATGGCCGTGGGCGGAGCCCTGGCGCTCGATCCAGAGCCCGTCATACCGGCGGCCCCGGAGCCGCGAGTACGCCTCGCCCAGGGCCTTCCCGTACCCCTTCTCGCTCGGGTCGTCCAGCTTGGGGGGAGCGAGATACCCGGGCGGGTCCGTCATGGCCTTCTCGCGGACCTGGGCGGTCCGGAACGGCTGGTCCCCGAACATCTCGCGGAGCCAGCGGAGGTGACCCGTCCAGTACTGGGTATCGAAGTCCGATTCGGAGCGCCAGACCTTCAGGTTGTCCAGGAACCCGGTCAGCCCGGCGGTCTCCACGATCCCGCCGGTGATCTTCTCCCAGGTCTCGAACGAGCCGAACGACACTCCGCGCGCCGGTCGCGGACAGCCCTGGGCGAACCAGGCCCGGACCAGCGTCAGGATCGCGGTCATCAGCTCGCGCCGGTTCTTCCTGGTCCAGCTCCCCAGGTCAAGCCCGGACTGGCCCGGGTGCCGGAACGAGCTGGCCGGACGGTCCTGGGGGTTGGCGTACCGGGGCCGGAGCGCGATCCGGTAGACCCGGCGCGTGAGGTCCCCCCGGACCTGGACCTGATTGCCCAGGCTCATCCAGGTGATCACGTTCGGGAAGTTCGCCATCGTGCTCACGCCCAGGATGCGGTCCTGCCAGGTGGCGGCCGTCAGGGCCTGGGCCAGCGGAGCGCCCTCAACGGTGTGGGCCTCATCGAACACGAAGAACTCCGCGCCGGTGCGGAACGCGGCCGTGATCTGTTTCCTCAGCTCGTCCGCCTCGGGAACCCAGTTCATCGGCTCGGCGGCCTGGCCGGTGTAGACCGTCAGGAGGCTGTCCGCTAGGAGGTTCTTGCCCACGCCCATCTGGAGCCCGTCCACCACGGCCAGCGGGACCTTGGGCACCATGCCCCGGATGGCCGGGGTCACGATCAGCGCCAGCACGTTGGCCCGGTCGGTCTCCGAGTCGAACGGGAAGTCCCCCAGCCACTCGGTCAGGATCATCTCGCGCGCCGCCGCGATCTCCTCCGGGCTCGGGTCCTCGGGCACCTTCAGGCCCTCGAACACGGGGTCCGGGATGAGCATGGTCCGCGTGGGCTCGTCGTACCCGGGCTCGGTCACCACGGAGCCGTCCTCGCGCACGAACGGCGCGTGGGCGATCCGGTCCAGCGCGGCGAACTGGTCCGCCCGGCTCATGGTGGCGGCCATCGTGCCGGGGTCCGGCCAGGAGTACGAGTAGGTGGTCCCGTTCGCGCCCTCGTTCTCGTTGACCGTGATCGCGGTCTCCTGGATCAGGTCGTGGAACGAGCCCCGGTCAACCGGGTGCATCGCGCCGCCCTTACGCCGGGAGATCACTCCGCCGTGGTTGAACAGCTCGCGGCCGTTCCAGCGCTCCAGGAGCGCGCCGGTCAGGTCGTTGATCACGGCGAGCCGGTCCCGGTTGACCACGATCGTGGCCCGTCCGTCGTCCGCTTTGGGGGCCTCGCGGGTCTTCTTCTTGCCGGTCGGCTTCTGGTCGGCGGGCTTGGGCTTGGCCTTGTCGATGATCCGGGCCAGGTAGTCCGC